GTGATTGGAATACGTTTTTAAATGAAATAAAATGTTAATGAAAGGAAAAAAATAATATGTGGTGTCTTACAAAAAATCAATTAAATAAGTTTAGAGAAGCTCTTATATCAGGGGAAATAGATCCTAGAAAGATAGAGAATATAGGTAGTGAAAAAAGGAGGGCTTTGTTTGAGAAATTTGTTGATCCAGAAAACGCTATTAATATAGATTCCCTTTATGAGAGTAAACTTTTATTAAAAAATAGAGAACGAGGGTATATAACTTGGGCTAAAAGGGCTATTGGGATGAATCCTCAAGTAAGAAGAGATTTAGCAAGTAAAATTGAGAGGCTTAATGAGCTGGGGGTTCTTGATCCAAAAGAGTTTAAAGCTTATAAAGAAGATTTAGTAAGGACAAGACTTGGAGTAAATATTTCTTTTAAAGAAGCAAAAACAATTAATCAATTATCTGAGGAGAGGACGAGGACAAAAGAGGTTTGGGATGCAGAATTAAAAGAACATCCTGAGTGGAGTGAAGATCCTCTTACAACAAGGAAACAATGGATTGGAAATTCATCAAGAATACAATATGGGTTAAGAGAAAGGGCTCTTGAAAATTATGTAAATGATTTGAAATTAGAAACTAAAAGACAAAGAGTTTCTTTTAAAGAAGATCCAATAAGGGCAATAGTCAATCCAATTTTAGAAGCTCCTGAATTTTTTAATGGTTTATTTAAATCTGTTGCGTCTTCAATTGATGACAGTTTTTTTGGCAGGCAAGGAGTTAAAAATCTTTATGGAACTCCTGCACAAAAAAGGATTTGGACAAGGAATTTTGTCAAATCATTTAGTGATATTTCTGCGGAGTTGAGAAGGAAAAAAATTGATGGATTTGATCCGATGGATTTCATCAAGGCTGATATTTATTCTCGACCAAATGCCGTAAATGGTAAATATAAGGCTGGAGGTTATCAACTGGATGTATTAAGTGAGGAAATATTCCCGACATCATTACCTGAGAAGGTTCCTGGGCTAGGAAGGCTATTTAAAGCTTCTGAGACAGCGTTCAGTGGGGGTGCATTGAGAATGAGGGCTGATTTAGCTGATATGTTTATTTCAAAGATGGATAAACAGGGTATAAACTCTCTTGACCCTAAACAGGCAAGAGGTGCTGGTCATTTGGTTGGTTCCTTAACTGGTAGGGGAAGCCTTGGTAAAGGTGAGGTATTTGCAAGACAATTGAATCTTTTATTATGGTCAGCTAAATTTTTCAAGAGTAATGTTGAGACTGTAATTGCTCCTTTTACTTATTTAGCTTCCAAGGCTGGTATTATTGATAAAGGGAATAAAGGAACGCAATTTGCACGAGCAGAAGCCGCTAAAAATATGGTTAGTATTGTTGGTCATGTTGCGGGAATTATGATGTTGGCGAAGTTTTTAGATCCTGAATCTGTAGATGAAGACCCAAGAAGTACAAATTTTGGTAGAGTTAAGATTTTTGGACACTGGACAGATGTTACTGGCGGAATGAGGGCAATTGCCATTATGGCTGCTAGACTTGTTCCTACAAGTAAAGATGGAGAATGGGGTATATGGAGAAAATCAAGTGCAGGTAATTGGACAGATTTGACAGCAGGTAAATTTGGTAAAGATGATGCAGTAGATGTATTTATGGATGCACTTCTCTTAAATAGGTTGGCTCCTATTAGTTCAATAGTTAGGGATTATTATAAGGGATCAATGTTTGGGGGAGCACCTTTTAATCTTGGTAAATCTATTATTAATTCAGCAGTTCCATTTTCTATTCAAAGTGTTATTGATGTAAAAGATGAAGCTTTTGAAGCTATTTTAGGTGTAGCAATTTCTGAATTTGTTGGTTTCGGAGTTTCTACTTATAAATACCAAGATAATTGGGAAAGAAAAACAAGTATAGAAATGAAGCAATTTAAAGAACAGGTTGGAGAACAAAAGTTTAAAGATGCTAACGAATCTTATAATCGAGCTTACAATGTTTGGTTTGATGAGGTTCAAAAAGATCAAAAATATAAAGATTTATCTGATGAAGGTAAATCAAAATTAAGAGGTGATGCTAAAAGTGCACTCAAAGATAAGATTCTTGGTGAATATGGTTATAGTGAATTTAAAAAGTCTAAAACTTTAGAAGAATTGAAAGAAAAAGAAACAATTAAGGGGTTAAAGCCACTAAGAAGTTTACTTAATAAGGCCGTTGAAGTGATAGCAAAAATTAAGCTTTCTCCTCAAGCGATTGCCTCAGAGGGAGAAAGAGGTATAACTGTAGAAAGACAGAAAAAATTTGATGAGATAGAGCAAAGAGTTGAAGATATTGTCGAGGTTATAAATAAAAGGAAAAAATCTAAGTTACTTTCTCCTCAGGGAGTAAAAGGATTGACTAATGAAGTGAATCGATTGATAGCAGAGGGCGAGAAGTTGTTGACTGCTCCATCAGGAAATAAAGGAAATACAAATCTTGGTAGAAATCCTGAATTTAAGAAAACTAAACCTAAAGAAAATGTTGATACTGCGATTAGAAAAGCATCAGATGAATTTGGTGTACCATCAGAACTTCTTTTTGATATTGCTTTACAAGAGAGCAGTTTGATTGCAGATAATGTCAATACAACCCCAGAAGGGAAAAAGGCAGGGAACCCAACTGGTCTTTTCCAATTTACTGATGAAACTTGGAAAAATGTAATCAGATTTAATAATAGAAAAGGATCGGCACTCTATAAAAAGTTAAAGAATACAGATAGAAATGACCCTGAAACGAACGCCATGGCGGCAGCATTTCTAATCAAATTTGGGCAACTTGGCAAATGGGATGCTAGTGAAAATATATGGGGTGAGTTCTGGACTCCTGAAGAATTAGAAAAAATGGGTTTTTATAAACAGACTATCCATCACAAAAAGGGAGTAAGAGCTAGTATAAGGCTCGCTAGTGGTTAATTTTTTAGTTGTGTTATAATAAAATCATGGAAAAACAAAATAAAAAATCAGGAGATAATCTTTTTTCAGAAGGGAATACTGATAGTCTCAAATATAAAGAAGAATACGTCAATAAAGCTGATGGTTATATTAAGTTATGTAAGGATAGAAATGTTAGGTTTTTGAAAATGAGAAATAACGAGAAGGGCTATACATCATATGAGACTAAGCTAAAAGTAAGTTTACCTACAGTTGAAGGGTTTGCTAAATATTTAGGAGTTGTTAGAAATACTTTGTATAATTGGGCGAAATCTTATCCAAAGTTTAAAATAGCTTTGAATAAGGTTGTCAGTGAGCAAAAACAAAGATTAATTGATTGTGGGTTGTCTGGAAGTTATAATTCAACAATTGCTAAACTTATCCTTTCTTCTAACCATGGGATGAAAGAAAGAGTCGATAAAACAAGTGATGATGAACCAATAAATAATTTTAATGACAAACAAATTGACAGAATTGCAGAACGTATCGCCAATAGAAGAGCAAACGATGGTGATACACCAAGCGAAGAAAAGTCTGATTGATTTTTCGATCGCTACTGATCCTAGATACCAAGATACTTGGTTTCATGAAACTATGGCTATTATTTTTCAATCTGTTCTTAAAAAGGTTGAAAATGGTGAAGATGCTAGAGTAATCCTTACAGTTCCCCCCAGACACGGAAAATCAGAATTAGCAACAATGAAATTTCCAGCATGGATGCTTGGAAAACATCCTGAATGGCCTGTTATGGTCGCTTCTTATTCTGGTGATCTTGCAGTTGACTTTGGTCAAGGTACTAGAGAAATAATGCAATCTCCAGCTTATAAACAAATATTCAAAACTAGACTCAGACTTGATACACAAGCAAAAGGAAAATGGATGACTGAGGAGCTTGGAGGATATATGGCTGCTGGTGCTGGTGGTGCAATTACTGGTAAAGGTTTTAAGATAGGAATTGTTGACGATATTTTTAAGAATAGAGAAGAGGCAGAATCAGAAACGATTAGGGATTCACGATGGGATTGGTATAGGTCAACTTTTTATACAAGGCAAGAAGGTCATACTGCTATTATTGTGATTGGAACAAGATGGCATACTGATGATGTTATCGGGAGAATAATTGCCAAACAAGCAGAAGATGAGGCTAATAATGAAAAAGAATATGATAAATGGACATTAATTGAGTTTCCGGCAATTGCTATAGAGGATGAGGATTTTAGGAAAAAAGGTGAAGCATTATGGCCTGATAAGTTCCCTATAAATAAATTAAGAAAGACTGAAAATACTCTTGGGCCTTATGAATTTTGTACTCCTTCCGAAACTCCTATTTTAATGTCTAACTGGGAGACAAAGAAGATATCTAATATTCGAATAGGTGATGAAATTATTGGTTTTACTCAAGGGGGAACAAAAGATGGGAAAAGATATAATGGTGTACTTAAAAAAACGAAGGTTTTGGCAACTAATTCATTGACTGATTATGTATATGATATATTTTTGGAGTCAGGAAGAAAAGCAAGGTGTACAAGAAATCACCGCTGGTTTACTGGAAGGATTGAAGGGGCAGAATCAACAAAAACAATAAATGGGAGAAAAGCATATGCTCCAATAAAAATAAGAAAAAGTCATGGTGGTCCACGATTGATGTTTATTGAAGAACCTTATGAAAATAAATTAACAGAAAGAGAAAAGATGTTATGGAATTATTTAGCAGGGATTATAGACGGAGAGGGTCATATTGCCAATAGTGCTATATACATTTCACAAACTAATGGAAAAAATAAACCAATTGTAGATAAAATTAGAAGTGTTTTGAAAGAATTGAAAATAGATTTCAATGAATCAATTACCAGAGTCAAGGATGACTGGGCACCAAAAGTGGATTTTATAACCAGAAATCCAAGAGAAGTATATAGAAAGTTACTTAGGTATACCGATTTGGCAAAAAAAGATCAAGTTGTAGATGTTTTATTAAGGAGAAGCCATCAATACATTAAGGAAGAAGATAAAGTTTTGGATTTTATAAAAGGAAAAAAAGAAAAAGTTTACTCTTTACAAACGGAAACAGGAAACTATATTGCATGGGGTTATGCTTCAAGTAATTCTGCACTATATCAATGTAGCCCAATTACTTCAGAAAATCAGGAGTTTGAGGAAAAATGGTTTAAGAGTAGGTCTTGGGATGAAGTCGAAGCTTTAGATACTAGGAAATTTGCTACAATAGATCCAGGCGGTAAGGGTTTAGAAAATGATAGAACAGGAATAATTAGAAATTATATAGATAGACAAAACAAATGGAATATTAAAGCTATGGGGGTGCACTTTGACTCTAAAGAATTGCTAGAATATATTTTTAAATTGCATGATGAAGGTTTTGAAAAAATAGGAATTGAAGAAACTGTATATTTAAAAGCGGTCGAGCCTTTCTACAAAGATGCTTGTATAAAACGGAACAAGTTTCCCAATATTATTCCAATAAAACAGCCATCTATACAAAAAGAGGTTAGGATTAGGGGTTTAATCCCAAGATATTCAAGTGGTGGTATTTATCACATTGAAAACTCATGTAAGGATTTAGAGGATGAATTAAAGGTTTTCCCAAAAGGTGCCCATGATGACGTGCCTGATGCTTTAGCTATGCAAAATGAAATTGCAGAATCACCAGTTAATGAACAGAGACAAAGAATCCAAAGAATTGAAAGAGCAGAGAGGGTAAGTCAGGTGGAAAGAGCACATGGACTTTGAAAAAATATAAATATATTGTTATA